AGTATAAATTGCCTGAACCTTCTGTTAGATCATCTGTGTCATGATTGCTAAGGCTACTAACTGTGCCTGTAACATTACCAGTCAAGTTACCAGTAACATTTGCAGATAATGATGAGCTTAGTGTCAGTGTTCCTGTTACAGAAACATCTGAACTTAAAATAATACTGCCAGTACCATCTGGGTCTATTGTTATATTACCGTTAGTATCTGTGCTAGAAATTGTGTTACCAGTAATAGCAAGATTGTCTACTTTAACTTTGCCTGTACCATTGGGGTCGAGAATAATGTCCCCATTACTGTTTGCAGAACTGATAGTGTTAACACTAAAGTCTAAGTTGCTTAATGAATCACCACCCAGTTCAGTATACACTTCTTGAAAGTTATCATTAATCTTATCCATTGCATCACGGAGTTTATCCCCGGTGCCGTCGTTCTCAATGGTACCTATGTTAATTAATTGTCTTGCCATTGTTTATCCTTACCAAGTACTTATAGCGGCTCTTGCCCAAATCGCTGTTGATCCATCGTATGTTCCTGTACAGACATAAATGTAGTTGCTGTCCCATGCTACCAATCCTGCAACATCACCATCTGCACCTATTGATGCGGCTGGTGTTTTGCTTGTGCTAATTTTAAATTGGTCATCATCAATAATAACTAAGCCTGTTCCGTTGGGATCAAGTGTAATATCACCGTTTGTGTTTGTACTAGCAATAGTATTAGTAGTAATATCAATGTTAGTTCCAGCGGCAGTTGCACCGTAAACTTCTTGGAAGTTGTCGTTTATTTTGTCAAACGCTGTTCTTAAAGGATCGCCTGTGCCGTCATTGGCCGTAGATCCAATATTAATAATTTGTCTTGCCATATTAAATTATCCTCGATTACTGTTATTTATTAGTTTCAGCAATCAAAGTCTAAGTTTAATATGGAGTAAATGAAGAACCGCATCCGCAGGTAGATGAGGCATTAGGATTTTTTATAGTAAAACTCTCACCGTTAATATCAACGGCGTAATCAACTGTGGCTCCTTGTAGGTATGCGCTACTCATTGAGTCTACTAATACGCTTACACCGCCCTCTGTTATTACGAAGTCGTCTTCCTCTTGGTTTTCCTCAATAGCAAAACCATACTGAAAGCCCGAGCAACCACCACCCTGAATAAAGATACGAAGTTTACCACCAGGGTGTTCCTCGTTTAGGATAGTTTGTAGTTTGCCCAAGGCTAATTCAGTAATTTCAATCATAGTAAGTGTCTTTTATTTCCTACACTAGTATTTAATACAGGATTCATTTCATCAGCATCTGGATAAGCATCTACCTTTTTAACAATAGGTTCTTTGCCTTGGCTTTGCTCTTCTGCATACTTCATGAAAAACTCTAGTTCTTCTGTCATATTAGTATCCATTTTAATTGCTTCTGCTGGACACTCTGGTTCACATACACCACAGTCGATACATTCTGTAGGATTAATTACTAACATAGTACCTGCGTCGTAAAAACAGTCCACTGGACAGACGTCTACGCAGTCTGTGTATTTGCAACGTACACAGGCGTCATTTACAATATAAGTCATGTATTAATTATAGTTGATTGTTAATAAAATTGCAAAGACTTTTTAATCTTCTTTTTTCCAAATAGTCCAAGCACCGTACGCAATAGCACCGTATGCAACAAGACTAGCGATTGGTTTGAAAATTAAAAATGCAACACCTGCACCAACTAGAACAATTCCGTCCCAACTTGTGCGTTCTGTTAATCGTTTAGTTACCCATTCAGTAATCATAATTTTTGATCTCCTTGGTTATATCTTTTATCTAATAAATGGAAGTCATCACCTGATCCAAGTACACAGGCTATCTCATCATTCATTTCTAATAACACCCACATGTTTGCATCATTAGTAAACAATATCTGGTTGTTATTAAAATTGTCGTCTTGATTCTTCGCTTGCCATAGGACGTTTAGTCCTTGTGATTTAATGCCGTCTAACGTGTACATCAGAGGCCAACAGTTTACTGGTTTAGATTGTGGGGTCGCTTCTATAAACTGATCGGATGGTATTTCTTGTATTTCTTGTGCTTCTACTGATAATACCCATGTTGTAGCGCCTACGACACAGCCTGCTAAAAATCCTTTAATAAATTTATGCATGTTCTTTATTCTGAATCACGTAACACGATAACACCACAGGCTAATCTATCACCTGCGTTGCCAGTTTTGAGAGATTCAGCATCTCCTCCTTTACCTAGGTCATCCTTGCCGCTATGTACGACTATTGCCCTGCCAACTACGCTTTGTTCTCCTGCTAGTTTTACTCGGTGTGCTTTAATTGTAAAATCAGCAACACCTTCATCGTTAGCAATAATATTGCCTAGATCGCCTACATGTCCTTGTGCCAAATCACCGTGATCTGTTCCGTCTGGATTATAATGTCCTCCGGCACTTTCGCATCCGTTGCTTAAGTCACCATATTCATGTATATGGAACCCATGCTCACCAGGTTCAAGGCCTGTTATTTTTCCTCGGATAACTGTGCCTTTACCAGGCTTACTCAGTAAAAGTATTGAACCCTTTACCTCGTCACTGTGTTCTAATTCGCAAACTGCTGATATAAATGCATCATCTTCTGTTAAAGTCTTTACAGATTCACATTGACAAGCCGACGCTTTAGTCCTTGGGCAACTTGTATCAGTTATTAAATTTAGATGTTCACGAATCTGTTTAGCAGTCATAGTACTATTTAGCGCCACACTGCTGATCGCACTTCATTAGCCTGCCGTCTTTATATGTAGAACAAGACCAAGACTTCTCAATCTCGTTAAACCATGCAATACATTCTGACAACGGATGTTCTAATGCATTATTATTGTTAATAAGCGGACGTAGTTGTTTGTTTAACACTTCCAGTTGCTCACCGAATCCCACGTTAGTAAGTGGATAAAACCCTAGGTAACAACAAGGGTAAACTTCTCCGTTGGCTGTGATGTACACGCTCTTAGTTTTTTTAACTTCACAGTTAATTTGTTTTGCTGGTGTAAAGTATTGTGCGATGTCATCAAACAGTAACATCTCTCCTTTACGTTTAGCAATATATGGCTCTACAGTTTTGTGGTCAACTCCGTCCCAGTGATGTGTCCAGTCTCCTAATACGTGTACAAGTTCGCCTTGTTTGTCGTATACCGGACCTTGGTCTCTACCTTCTTCAACTACTTTGAATACACTAAACCCTAGTTGCTTACTAAGTTCTTCGCAATCGTTAACCTGATGCTGATTGTGTTTAAACTTAATAAACTTCCAAACAGCATGCCCACCAGCATCTATAAATGTTTTGGCATTCTTTATTACTGTATTCCAGTTTGTGTTTTGTCTGTACAAGGTATGTGTGTCTGCCATACCATCTAGGTCAAATTCTATTTTACAGTCTAGCTCTGCCAGCTCTTGCCAAAAAGTATCACGTCTAGCACTACCGTTAGTACTAATATAAATGTCGCATGTTTTGTTGTGTTGTCTAAAGTAACGAACGATGTCTACGGCTTCTTCATTCATAACTATGTCTCCATAGTTGCCGTTAATTAATATGGTTTGTAACTGATTCAGGAACAGTGGCTCAAATATCTTTTGTGCTTGAGCTAGTGTTAGGTTTGTTTCTGGATAACCATCGTTGTAAGGGAAGCCACGATAGTTGCGAGGACACTCTGGACAACGAGCGTTGCATAAACTTGAAATCTCTAAATGGACTTCTTGAATATCCTCAATATTGTACATTACCTTCTGTACGTTATTCTACCTTTTTTAAAATCATAAGGACTAATCTCTACTTCTACAGTATCACCTAGCGTAATTCTAATTCTAGCCTTACGCATCTTACCGCCTAGGTATGCAATAAGTTCGTGTTCTGTTTCTTTACTTTTTACTCTAAACATAGCATTAGGCAGTACGTCTAATACCTCACAGTCCATCTTTATTGTATCATCTTCTTTTGCCAAACTATCTCCTCATTTTGCTGATTGCCACTGCTTCTTCGTCACTGAAGATAGGAACAGCATTTGATTTATGCATTGTGCCAATGCCTTTAATTTTATTACCTGTGTAAACTTTATCTGGTGCCCTGACTGCTGTACCAATACCTGTACTATGACTGGGAATAGCAGGAGTTTCTCTACGATACCTTTTAGGTGGAGTGTATGTAGTAAACTTAGGTTCCTCTTTATTTAACTTAAGTTTACCACAACGATAATCTATGTACTGCTCGAGTGTTAGTTGCTCACTGTGTCTACCAGCCTGTTTCAGTCTACGGTTGTAGTCCTTGTGTTCCATCTGGTAGTTTGCTAGAGCTGTCTTTGTTATTTTCATTTTACGCTTCTTGTAGGAGGTGGTGGTCAGATATGGACCTACTAGGTGCATCGTCATATTAGATCACCGATATTTTATTTGTTGAAGTATTTTTTAAGAACACATTAGGGAAGTCAGGATTAATATCTTTGGCTAACTTCTTAATTTTTGCTAATGTACCTGCCTGTCCTACGTATTCATCATCAGTAACTCTGTACAACAAGTATTGCTTACCACCTTGACCGTCTTTAACTAGTTCATAGTAATAATAGGGCTGGGCTAGTAGTGCTTCCTTCTGCGCTTGCATAGCCAAATCTTCTTCATGTACTACCTCCACTTCAACTTCAACAAATGGTTTCACAATTTTGTATAAACAAAATCCCATAATTAGAAAAAGTAGTAAATCAAAGAAAGTCATAATCACCTCAAAATGTTAGCCTAATAGAACTAGTATACTGCCACTCGACTTATTTGTCAATTAAATTGCTCCATCGTAGTATCATATAGTTCAACAATTTTTCATCCTCGCACTCAACTACGAAAGATGTGCCTTTTGTAACTATATAGGTGGTAAACTGTTGAACATCTTGGTCTGGTAATTCACTTATCCAGTCTTGGATAGGCCAGAAATATTCCATACTGAATCGCATAACTTGCCCCCAATAATACTTAGCCCAATTTAACCATAATAAATATTGGCATGAAAGTAGTTTTGATTACAGGCGGATTCGATCCATTACATGCAGGACACCTCGCATATATTAAAGAAGCCAAATCGTTAGGCGACATATTGATTGTGGGTGTTAACAGTGATGCTTGGCTTGAGCGCAAAAAAGGTGCGTTCTATCAGAGTCAAGATGAACGTTTCAGTATATTATCAGAACTAAAAGATGTAGATGCAGTAATAAGATTCAATGACGATGATGGCTCAGCCTCGGACGCAATAATACGCACTCGTGAACTGTTCCCTGATGACATTATTATCTTTGCCAACGGAGGTGATCGCACCTCTGACAATATTCCCGAGCAGGGAATAATAGACGATAAACTTAAATTTGTATTTGGCGTAGGTGGTAACGATAAGAAGAACAGTAGTTCATGGATATTAAAGAAAATGGAAAACGAACGAGTATTGCGACAGTGGGGATATTATAGGGTGCTACATAATGCTACCCAGATGAAAGTAAAAGAGCTAGTTGTAGAGCCTGGCAAAAGTCTAAGTATGCAACGGCATAAACATCGTAGTGAGTTTTGGATGGTACAATTTGGTCAGTGTGTTGTAAGAAGCAAAACACCGGTTGGCAACTTCCGTACCCCAAAACTTCTAAAGGTTCACGATGAATACAGAGTGCCTGTTGGTGATTGGCATCAGCTCTGTAACGAATCTGATATGGAATGCCGTGTGATTGAGATTCAATACGGAGATAGTTGTATTGAAGACGATATTCAAAGAGAAGTTATAGAAGACGCCGCTTAAGTTCTTCGTAACTAGGCTGGCTTTCAAAATCTAAACCTAAAATTATTCTAGTAGATTCTACGTTATCAATTTCGTGATGTTGTCCAGCATTGAAAATGTACCAGGTATTCTGCTTGGCATAGTATTGAGTTTTTTCTGGAGTGTAAAAATTAGTTACTACATCACTCCCACCAAGTTCTAAGTAGTAGTTCAGACCTGATATACGTATTTCATCTTTATGTCGGGGTAATGAACTTGGATTACCTGTAATATTTCTAAATACTACTAGGTAATAAGTTGCAGGTTCTTGAAGTGAGGGCTGTAGTACCTCGTCTAGCCGATTGATGATATTATCGTTAAAGTAAACATAGTCATATTGTACTATGTCTTTTTTATTATGTTTTACGCACTCTTGTAGTCTACGTCTAATACTATCTTGATCCTGTGCAACTTTTTTAGATTCAGCAAACAATGCCGCCTTTAAGTTGCTATCTAATTCTGGCAACTTCACTTCGATCATAAGAACTTTAACCTAAACGCCACTGCATCTTTTTCTTGTTTAAACTTAAATGTCATACTATCTACATTTACAGACCAATCAAAGTTTTGATCAGGACCTGGCATGCCAAACATATCTATAGATTCCTTGCATAGTTTATCCCAGTTACGTTCTCTGCCGTTTTTATTCATTACAAAGTTGTAATGAGTGTCTTCCCAGAATACTTTTATATCATAAGTCATCGTTAAAGTTTATATGAGGAATTCTGTCTCTTACGTTTCCAATAGAATCTTTCATTGTGAATAGAAGATTAATTCTAGCACCTTCGATGTTACTAATACTGTGTGCCGTACTTGCTTGAAAAATATGCCATTCATTAGGTCTAAATTTTACACTTTCAATGGGTTTACTGGTTTCATTAGGTGCAAAAAATTCTCCACTAATAGCAGGACTTTCTACAAACTTTTTATGGAAACTTGTGACTACATTTTCGCCGCCTGTTTCTAATATGTAATTTATAGAGTACTGTCTGTCATTATCGCAATGAGGTGGAATGTAACTTATTTTTTCAATTACATTTACAAAAACAATCATTTTAACTTTTAAGTCTATAAAATTATAGGGATCTAATAGATCAAAAAGATACTCATAACACTCGTCGTTTAATGCAGTATACTCATTATGACCTATGTATCTTGTTTCTGTACCTGCCCACATTTTACTAACTGTGACCCTGTTGTAAGGGTGATCGTAACCTACACTTGTTAACTTATTGGGATTCTTGCAAAGATCCTCGGCGAGAGTCAATCCAATATCTTTCATTTTAATAAGGTACTGCTTGTCAATCTTAGGTAATTTTAAATACTGATAGTATTGACTCATACACCGTATCTATCTAGTAATTCCTGTACCGAATCGACCGACGACATAGTTAGTAAGACTCGAGTCGTTGCAACATCGGATACACGATGGGGTTTAAAAGTATCAAACCAGTACCATCTGTCTGTTTCGTACTTCATATCTAAAATTGGATCTTCGTGGTATTCCTCACTTGACCAATAAAATCCACTATTTTCGTCTGTTCTGTTATTAATAGTATTATTAGATTCAAAAAAACTAGTTTTTACATCTCCGCCGGCGTCTATTACATAGTTTGCTACCCAATTGGCCCGATACGAGTCGTTGTGTACTGGAGCCACTGCTGGCTTGTCAGGACCTTGCATGTTAAATATTAAGTTCAATGCAAACGTTGGATTAGTAAATCCTTCAAATAAACTTTCTAAGTATGCAGTTGTGTTGTCGTCAAAAAACACATACTCTTGCATAACAATATTTGTTCCATCAAAAAGTTGTAAAAATTGTTCTCTGTCGTACGCTACTCCAACGTCATCTACATTAGTTAATATACCTGGATTGGATCTTAAGTAATCTGCTCTTTCGTTACCTAGTTTTTTAATTTTATTTGAATATTCTTCGTTTAGACTAGGTATATTTAAATACTGGTATAGTGGTGTAGTCATATAGATATTTAACTAAATTTAAGAGCAACGCCTCATCTACTATACCAGTCCTTTGCTCTATTTACTTTATTGATTGTTGTGATACTAGAGCTTTGTTTTTTTACAGACTTATCATAAGACTTTCCACCGGGCTTACCAGATCTCCGCCTGGTAATTTCTTTTTCAATCAGTTTGTTCGTGGGGTTTATGTCCAGCATTTTCTGAAGAATCTCCCCTGGTGTATTTCTAAGTTGTTGCAATAATTTTTTCATAATTTATGAAAATTTAAGAGCGAACATCAAGGCTTCATGCTCGACCTCAAACAATACGTTATTATTTGTATAGTCATTTTTTTGCATTATTAACGTAGTACCTTGACATTGTCTGCAATATTCCTGAGCGTTCCAGACTAACTCTGGGCTACGCATTTCAACTGCATACTT